ACTGCGGCCTTAACGGTTTCGCAAGAGGGCTATTTGATTTTGAATGGTTAATCATGAGCACTCCAGCATGGCAACGCAAGGAAGGGAAGAATCCGAATGGCGGGCTAAACGCCAAGGGCCGAGCATCCGCAAAGAAGGAGGGGATGCATTTAAAGCCTCCCCAACCAGAGGGCGGATCAAGGAAGAAAAGCTTTTGCGCCAGAATGTCGGGAATGAAAGCAAAGCTAACATCATCGAAAACAGCAAATGATCCTGACAGCAGAATTAACAAAAGTTTGCGTGCATGGAAATGTGCTGATGGTTGCGCTATTAGAGGATTGACGAAAGGTAGGATGACATAATGCCAAGTCACAGCAAGAAACAGCATGATTTTATGGAAGCAATTGCCCATAACAAGGCGTTTGCAAAGAAGGTAGGGGTTCCACAATCGGTGGGACAAGATTTTAGCAACGCCGACAAAGGCAAAAAATTTTCAAAGGGTGGAGAAATGAAATCAGATAAAGCACATGAAATGCATCAAGCAAGAGAATTACGCAGGATTGCAAGTGAGGAAGAGCATGAGGCCAAGGCTATGAAGCGTGGCGGTCATACGAAAAAGATGGCTGTTGGTGGAATGAATCCAATGGTGGGTCGTGCTATGCCTGCTCGTCCTATGGCCCGTAGAGCGCCTATGGTCACTCCTGCAATGCCTGGTATGCCTGGCATGAAGCATGGTGGTAAAGCAGAACATCATGAAGGCCATGAACACCACATGAAGATGGCTCATCATCATCTTAAGATGGCAATGAAAACTGGTGGCAAAACTATGGAAAAAGGCGAGCCACACTCCAAAGACATGGGTGAAAAGATGCTTAAACATGGCGGTAAAGCTGCTGCTAAACATCATTATGCCAAAGGCGGTGATGTACGCATGGAGCCAAGTCGCATGGAAAAAGGTGGCGATTTACGTCATGGCAATAAGAAACATGGCGAACACGCTATTCAAGAAAAAGGTCACACTCGCGCCATGATGCCAAAAATGCATGGTAACGACATTGGCAACGGTCCTTTGGTTAATGTTAAAAAACGTGGCGGCAGAATCTGCTAAGGAGTCAATTATGAAATCACATCACGAAGTACCTGCTCACCCCCACGGACACGAGCATCCCCATGAGCATAAGCATCATGTTCACCACATGAAAGAACATCACGAAGGCGGTCATGTTCACCATTCAGAGCATTACAAAGAACACGCTGCTGGCCATGAATTGCATCATCATGAGATTGAACATTTGCACAAGCACCAGAAACATATGGCACATGGTGGTCATATTCACAAGCATCACAAATAAGAGGCTATCATGGCTAGACACAAAGCAAAGCGATATGACGGTGAAGATGGTTCATTGGTAACCCCCAAAAGGGTAAACATGGACAATCCAGATTCATACAATGTTCCTATGCCTTTGTCTGAAGAAGAGGCTGCAAGCAATTCTTATAACCGCGAGATGGGTGATAAGTACAGTTCTCAAGCAAACGATACAGAGCCAGAAGGCGCATCCAATGTAAGAGAAACTACTACGATATCCAGGCCATCCCCCAAAAAGGTTGTAGTCACTAAAGAGCAGCTTGCAGCGTCTGGTTATGATAATTTACGAGATTACCTCAACGCCCAGAAACGAGGCACTTCTTCTGGTCCATCGACGTATCAAGAAATGTTGCGTAATGCACCTTCTGATACGTCAGATATGGCATTAAAAGCTTTAAAAGCAAATGCAGCTAGTGAAGCGGCTAAGATGATGGACTTAGAAAAAGGCGTGAGCAGAGGTAGAAAGAGTACTAGCCCAATGGCTCCTAAAACTACTCAAGGCGCTACACGCAAACCTTATAGTCCAGGATCATTAAGCACCTCTTATCCGGGTTCAAAGTTTTCCAAAGGCGGCAAAACATCCGCATCCAAGCGAGCTGATGGTTGCGCTACCAAAGGCCATACCAAGGGTAGAATGCTATGATGTCTAGCCGTGGAATGGGAGCTATTAACCCATCCAAAATGCCCAAAGCAAAAGTTAAAAAGCGCCGTGATGACACGGACTTTAAGCAATTTCGCAAGGGTGGCAAGATAAAAAAGTTTGCAGAAGAGGGGTTGGTGCAATCAGATGAAGGTCCAGTAGCCCAAGATAAATCTGAATTTATTCCTGAAGATCAATATCAGCGGAGTAAATATGTAAGTATGCAAGCCCCTGTTCAGTCCGCAGAAGATTTACCAGATGTATCTTTAAAATACAACCCTAAATACGTTGCTTTAGCCAAAAACTATCAAGGCTTGGGAGGTAGGTTTAGTTTAAATAAACCATTAAGCCCCACTTCAAACATAGAAGCATACTTAGATACCAATCTATCTAATGCTAAAGGTCAAGGATTAACGGGTAGGGGAACAGGTTTTGGGGTGAATTTCTCAAAACAGTTTGATGGGGGTGGTGAAATTGGCTTGTATGCCAACATTCACAAGAAGAAAGAACGCATCAAGCGTGAAAAAGCAGAAGGAAAACCTGTAGAGCGTATGCGTAAACCGGGCACTAAGGGTGCTCCAACAAAACAAGCTTTTATAAAATCAGCTAAGACAGCTAAAAAATGAGTACATCTGGCACAACATCGTTTGACATGGACTTCACCGAGGTGGCTGAAGAGGCGTGGGAGCGTGCTGGAAGAGAAATGAGAACCGGTTATGACCTACGAACAGCTCGTAGATCAATGAACCTAATGACCATTGAGTGGCAAAACCGTGGTATTAACATGTGGACAATTGAGCAGGGTTCTTTTACCTTGACTCAGGGGCTAAACACCTACCCTTTGCCTACAGATACTATTGATTTGTTAGACCATGTCATTAGAACCAACGCAAATAGCACAAGTAATCAGTCGGATTTGACGATTACTAGGATTAGCGTGTCAACTTATGCCACAATTCCCAATAAATTAACGCAAGCTAGGCCCATTCAGGTGTGGGTACAGAGATTATCTGGCGAAACAAACCCTTTGTACGATCAAACTGGTACTGCAGTTACCCTTTCTTCGTCAATAGGCACTACAGATACCACAATTACCATTAGTTCTACGGTAAATTTAGCTGCACAAGGCTACATTACCATAGATAGTGAAACCATTTATTACCAATACATCTCTGGTAATCAATTATTGAACTGTTCTCGCGGGCAAAACAATACGACTGCAGCTATACATACATCAACCACAGCAATTAACGTTGCTCAACTGCCAGCAGTAACAGTTTGGCCTACTCCAGATGGATCGCAAACCTATACATTTGTCTATTGGCGTCTTAGACGGGTTCAAGATGCAGGCGGAGGGGTAAATACCTCGGACATGAACTTCAGGTTTCTGCCATCATTAGCTGCTGGCCTAGCCTATCATATAGCGACCAAAGTGCCTGAGTTAGCACCCAGGATTGATATGCTTAAAGCGCAGTATGATGAACAATTTAATCTAGCGGCAGGTGAGGATCGAGAAAAAGCAGCCATTCGGTTTGTACCTCGTCAGCAGTTTATTGGCGGAGGTAGTCCTTAATGGGTAATCGCTTCGCTTCTGGCAAGTATTCGATTGCCGAATGCGATCGATGTGGGCAAAGGTACAAGCTAAAACAGTTGAAGTTTGAGGTCATAAAGACTAAACTATATCAACTGAAAGTATGTGATGAATGCTGGGATCCAGATCAGCCGCAGTTGCAATTGGGCATGTTTCCAGTTGATGACCCGCAGGCAGTTCGTCAGCCTAGGCCAGATCTCTCATATGAGGCTTCTGGATTGGATATCTTGGGTTATCCTGGTGGAGGTTCACGGGATACACAATGGGGTTGGAATCCTATTGGCGGGTCGTCGTTAAATGATAGTGGTTTAACGCCGAACAATTTGATAGCAACAACGTATGTTGGAACAGTGACTATTTCTTAGGAGTTGATATGGACAAGAAAACAGTTAAACACATTGCTGACGTAGAAGTACACAAGCATGAAAAAAAGATGCATCATGGCAAAGTTAGCAAACTTGCCAAAGGCGGTATTGCTGGTGTATCAGGTGAATCTATGAAGGCGCAAGGCCGCAACATGGCCAGAGCGAATAACCAGAGGGGTCGATAATGCCTACTCAAATGAAGCCTACCACTAAAAATAGTCCTGCTATTGTTCGACCAAAACATGTGAATAATGGTGATGCATCAATGTATGCTGAGCCACATCACATGAATGGCAAAAAGTTCAATGTTGGCGCCATTGAAAAGAATCCTGACAATCCAGATATTGGTTTAGCTGTAAAAATGCCTTATCGCCACAATGCAACACCTTTAAATGGCGGTGTTTCAATTGGTAATATGGATGAGATCAAGACAACTGGTGAAGAGACCAGAGGTAATGGTGCTGCAGAGCGTGGAAGAATAGCTAGAGGACCAATGGCTTAATATGTTTTATAGTGAACTGGTCACTGCTGTAAACGATTACATCGAGAATAATTTCCCGACGCTTGA